TCAAGTGGGCAGGGTTTTTGGTAAGAATCATGCTACCATTCATCATGCAGGTAAGAAGCATGAGGCAAATATGGATTGGAGTGCTAGTTATAGATTCTATTATGAGACTGCTGAAAGGATCTTGATTGATAAACCTAGCCTGAAGATATTAGCTGATAATACATTGATGGCTCAGTTCAGTAGACAGAAGATGAGAATCATGGAATTAGAGGGGCAAGTTAGTAACTTGAAAGACAGGATATTAGAATTAGAGGGAAATGGTGTTATATTAGAAGCAGATGGAAATAGAATTTAACCCACTTTACGGCTTTATGTTAGGCGTTAATTATGCCTACTATCCAGAGGAGAATGGAGAGCCTCCCTTACACTATTTGCAGATAGCAGTAGGGATTGGAATCATTGGAATAACATGGATCGCATAGAGAACTTTTATAGGAAGAACTTTAAGAGATTAACAGGCTTTATTAAGCAGTACACAGATGGCTCTTATGATATAGCATCAGACATTGTTCAGATGGTATTTCTTAGGCTGCTAGAATTGGAACAGGAAGGGAGGACTAACTTTTATGAGGGAGACTCCCTTTCTTTTTTTTATGTATACAGATCCTGCATAAATACGGCTCTTAAATATCAGAGGACAAAGAAGAAGATCAATAAGGTTGATATTGATGATCTAGAGAATCATAGTTATGAGACTTATCCAGAGGAGAGGGAAGCTATGGAGAAACTGATTGATATGATGGAGCAGGAGTTGGATGATATGCATTGGTATGATTCCAAGATGATCAGGATTCACATGGAGGGGAACTCAATGAATAAGATTCACAGGGAGACTAATATAGGATTAACATCAATAAAGAATACTATCAAAAATGGCAAAGCGAAAATCTACGACCAAATCAAAGAAGATTGGGAAGACTACGAAAACGGAGACTTTGAAAGAATCTAAGGGATTAGGAGATACTATTGAGAAGATCACAGAAGCCACAGGAATTAAGGCAGTGGTGAAAGCTATTGCAGGAGAAGATTGTGGATGTGATGAGAGAAAGGAATGGCTCAATAAGAAATTCCCTTATAAGAAGGTTCAATGCTTAGATCCTGAGGAGAAGGATTATCTATCTGAAGGAGTATTGAAGGAGAAGAGAATCAGCAGGGAAGATCAGGAGATGATAGCTAAGATTCATTCAAGGGTATTTAGCCATAAATATCATGTGCCTTGCAGTTGCAATCCTAGTATCTGGAAGCAATGGATTAGGGAATTAAGTGAGATGCTAGATGAGCCTCAATAAGTATCTTAAAGGAGGACTTCAACAATCTGATCAGAGAGCAGAACATTGCATATCTATTGGTAAATCAGGCGAGGCTTTATTCAAGGAGTTGACAGGTGCTATCAAATCTGCACTTGCTGATGATAAGAAACACATTGATTTCTATTGGGAAGGAAAGAATATAGATGTGAAGGGTCTAAAGCCTATGCATAAGTATGGTTTCATCCTTTTAGAGTTCTTAAATGTTTGGGGATATCATGGATGGTGCAGTAAAGAATCCAAAGCAGACTATATAGCTTTTCAGTTCCCTGATAGATTCTATGTATTTAAGAAAGATGATTTAAGACAGAGAGTAATTGATAAGTGTGAGAATTATTCTGCTGATGTAGTATTAAGAAAGAATAGGGTTAAACCTTCTCAGGGACTTTATAAGTGGATTGGTAGATTTGGAAAGCAGGATGTGTTTACTTATCTAAAGATTGAAGATGTTATGGATTTGTTAGTTCAAGAAATCAAATACTGATGCTAGTATTATTTGGGATTGCATTAGGCATTGCATTGAATCAAATCAAAATCTTACAGAAGAGGCTTAATGATATAGAGGAGTTCATTGGGAAAGTTTTTTTTGATGATGATGATAAGTAATTAAAAATAATTGTTTATATTTAACCATCATTAAAAATAAGAGAGATGAAAACAACAAAGATTCAAGCAGCAAAGTATTATGCTTTTCTAGCAGTAGCATCAAGCCTTTTTACAATTGTGGTTCTATCAATTGCTAAGGGAATGTCAATCCTTTTAAATACTACACTATGATAATGTTAGATGGTTCAAACTATGATCAGGATTGGATGATTGATCAGGCTAAAGGTGATGAGTTCTATTATGGAGTTCTTAATACATTAGCATTATCCTCATCTAGTTGTAAGATGTTATTAGATAGCCCTAAGACCTTCCATAATTATATGAAGTATGGAAACTCAGAGAACTCTCCTGCTTTATTGATGGGGAGGATTATTCATGTGATGATTTTAGAACCTCAGAACTTTGAGAAGATATTTGAGGTAGTGGATGTAGCATCAAAGAATACGAAGAAGTATAAGGAGGCTCAAGCAGATACAACTAAGACTTGCATCACTACAAAGGATCTTCAGGCAGGAGAGAGAATGGCTGATGCGTTTAATAGGAATGAGGTTGCATTGAGTTACCTATCAGATGCAGAATGTGAAGTTCCTATGGTTGATCTTGTAGGAGGGTTTCCATTTAGAGGGAAGGCAGATATCCAGAGAGGAAGTGAGATAATTGACATCAAAACCACAACAGATCTAAAAGCCTTCAGATATTCAGCAGATAAATATGGATATGATTTACAATGTTATATCTACTGCAATCTATTCAAGACATCCTACAAGGATTTTACATTTATTGCTCTAGACAAATCATCTACTGATATAGGGATATATGATGTATCTGAGGAGTTCTATAAGAGAGGAGAATACAAGTTCAACAGGGCTATTGGTTTATACAGAGATTTCTTTGTGAACAATCAGGATCTGGACACTTATACAATTAGAGAAACATTATGAGAGTGCTTGAGTTATTTGCAGGATCCAGAAGCATAGGCAAGGTTGCTGAGGTTTTAGGATATGAAGTATTCTCATCAGATATCAATCCATTTCAGGGAATTGATTATGTAGTAGATATACTAGAATTTCAAGAAGGAGAAGTACCATTCATACCTGATATTTTATGGGCATCTCCACCTTGTACTAGCTATTCAATAGCTGCTATATCTCATCATAGAAAGGATGGAGTAGCAACATCTGATTTCGCTAAGAAGAGTGATATGATGATGGCTAGGCTAGAGCAGATTATAGAATACTTCCTGAAGTTAAATCCTGATATGATTTATTATGTGGAGAATCCTAGAGGGATGCTGAGAAAGATGCCTTTCATGGATTATTATCCAATTAGGAATACTATTACATATTGTCAGTATGGAGATGAAAGGATGAAGCCAACAGATATCTGGACAAACAATGAGAAGTGGATTCCTAGAAAGATGTGCAAGAATGGAATGCCTTGCCATACTGCTGCTCCTAGAGGGAGTAAAACAGGTACTCAGGGATTGAAGGGAAATTATGAGAGAAGCATAGTGCCTCCAATCCTATGTGCAGAAGTATTGATTAGCATATGAAAAAGCATACTAAGATTTATATGAAGCATTTCAATTATGTTCTGGATGATTTCATTCCTTGTGAGGTATGTGGAAGCAGAGCAGTTGATATTCATCATATAGAGAATAGAGGTGCAGGAGGATCAGGGAATAAGGATGTGATTGAAAACCTGATGGCAGTATGTAGATCTTGCCATATAAAGTTTGGAGATGTACCTGAATGCAAGGAGATGTTAAAGGAGATTCATAAACATAAAATGAGATGAGAAGATTTAGAGTATTTGTAGAAGGAAAGTTCAATGCTATATTTGATAGTATTGAGAAGGCTAGAGAATGTAGGAAAGCACTCCAGAGCCTGAATTTTGACAACATAGTAATTAGAGTAGAAGAAGAAGATTTACCATAAGGAATAGAGGGAGGGGGTTTATACTAATTTAAACTAACGATTTGGTTATTCGGCAAACCCTCCCTTTAACCTTTAAAACCAAAGAGAGATGAAAACACCAATGCAAAAATTAATTGACCAAGCAATTCAACGCTCAAGAGAACTTTCCGAAGAAGGAAGATTACTTGAATCGTTGG